TTGGTTCTTCCTTTCTTGGTTAGTATTACAATAATGTTACAAACAGAAACCCCGGAGTGTTTTAAGTTCCGGGGTTCTTGAATAAAATGTTGATGACAATTCTATTCTGAACCCCTGACATCTAAGTCGCCCACCCATAGTAGTCCGCCACATTGAGTCAATGAGTGATTGCCAAAAGGTAGTAGAGTATTCATCATATTAAAAGTATTTATGCCAGCTGATTCTGTTACGAGGTTCAACTGGCCAAACCCTAAGCAGTGATTAAACTGCTAAAGTTGCTTTCGCTGTACGAGCAGAGAACTTTACGCCCTTGCCTGAAACAGTTACTTCGCCTGTAGATGTTTTTGCATTTACATTTTTTGCTTCTTCAACTGAGTTTCCCCAGTCCTACGAGTTTCACATTCTCGTGTAGATCCTGTTCATACTTGTTGCCACGTCGAAACTGTGTATGGCCCATCAAAAGCATATTGTAACGCAACAAGAGTGAGTCGTTCCAAGTTGCCAGATCAACAAACACCTCTTGGCGTTGTTCTCGCACCTGCAATACGCTTTTGGTGGACCATTCGGGCACTGCCCCCGAGTCCGCAACACCTTTCTGTCAAGGCATTAAACTACAATTCTTTTACCACACCACGATAGCATATGGGTATATACCACCACGGGTGACGCTTTGGTCTAGCCAAAGTATATTCTAATCGCTTGCCATTGGGACTAGTCCATGTATTATGAAATCCCAACCAAGTCTTACTTCTGTGCCACTGTATGGTTCCGCCCCAGCGAAATCGCATCCATACAGCAAAAATCAAACAATTACACATGTTAATCTCCTACATTGTATATATTGAAATTATACATTTTAAAGATTAACACAATATTAACAACAAGCCGACCCACCACCAATTTTTTCTAAAATTGGAAACTATTACTATTATATATGTTTTTGTTTAAAAGGTCAACATAAAATAATCTTTTTAAGGTTATTGCATTAATTATGATAATTTTGGTTCAGCAAATACCTTTTTAATAATCCACGCTGCTGGATCAAATTCTCCTGGCCGCATGGCATGATTATATTCACGTGGATGACAGTGATGATTGTTCTGAAACCCTTCTCCCCAGGTGATCCAGTTGATAAATTTGTTGTTGGTACTGTAATCTGTGTTGTTAAAGTTTGTGTAACTACCAGGAACTTCTGGACGATGCCCCATGCAATTGATCAATGCACTACCCTGAAGAACCCAATAACCTGCTGGCGCCAAGAATCCATATATAACCAAATCTAATCCGCCAATAAGATATGCCATGGCTATAATACCAGTCCATATTCTAAAATAGTTGTGCTCAATCCATTTCAAATATGGCTTGGCAAATAATTTACGAGCTTCTCTACTCCAGGTGATACGATCACGATTAAAATCAAGAAATACTAGCCCAGATGCAATATACCACCATGGGCGAGTGATTGGACTATGTACATCATGTTCAGTGTCACTGTATTTGTGATGATGTCCGTGAATGCCTGTAAATGCAATCGGTCCCGTACTGTGTCCTGCAAGGATACACCAAAAAGCCAACAACTTTTCCTTCCAAGGTTTAGTTTCAAATCCGCCATGACTGAAATATCTATGGCACCCAATATTAATGCCCATTAGTCCATTGATACTGGCAATGACGTAGATTACTAGTAGCATATACCAATTGCCAGTGGTAATTATATCTACTAGTGCGTAGAAAAAACTAACAATGATGATTAAGAAAAATAATTTTTCTTTAAAACTTCTTGATAACATTTTATTGTTCCTTTTGATGTTTTGATAATATTCTATGCATGGGTGGTACAGCAATACTGTCGGGTGGCAAATTTTTCATTAAGGTCACACCCATCCACACAGTTGATCCAGCACCAACGTGTAAGGGTTTGCCTTTATTATCAATCCCACCAACCACAGTACTTCTAACTCCTAGTCTGGCATTTTCATCTATAATGGCACTAGACAATATACATCTAGAACCAACGGAAACATTTTTAGCAAGTTGTACGTCATGTCCTAATGTTGTAAAACTGTCAATCGAACAAAAATCACCAATGGTAATATTTGATCTAAATCCTACTAGGTTAGCTATTAGTATCCCACGACCCATTTTAATGTTGTGCCCGGGAGTATAAAGACAACTAGGATCGATCAAGTTAATCAAGTTAACTCCTGCACGTTCAACTAGCGCAATTCTATCTTTGCGTATCTGTTCGTTGTCAAGCCCTACGTCGTTTAAATGTTGACTCCCAGTCCAATAACTGGTTACGAAAAAATCATAATTTTCTCGCCAATCTTTTGCTTGTGGATCGGTTGGATCTAAAAGTTGATCCTCACTGCCGATGATCGGAATGTCAAACACCGACTTGGTATTTCCATAATAGTATTTGTCTAATATTCCAGCAACTGGAATACCCAAGGTATTGGTTAAATGCATAGGAAAAGAAAAATCTCCACGCACTCCAACAAATATAACTGGTCGTTTATTCATGATCACTTTCAATTATAACTGATGCACATCTTCCGCCAAATGCATAACTATTTTTTAGAAAACTACAACAATTTTTTTCTAAGTTTTCAGTCAACAAGGCCGGGTCGTCGGCCAGTGGATTAGTTAAATTAAATGTTCTTGGGATAATATTATGTTCCAAGCTAGCTAATCCATAAATTAATTCTATTGCCCCGCATGCGGACATGGTATGACCTATCTTGGCCTTTGCTGAATACATGGGCACGCCCGGTAGATATTTTTTCATTACAGCATACTCTAAATCATCTCCTAGGATAGTTGATGTGGCGTGGGCGCTGATAAAATCTACAGTATCCATGTTGGACTGTTTGAGTGCCCGGGCTACAGATTCTTTTGCAGCATTTTCATTTAGCCCGGTTAGTCCTTCTTGTTCGGTAGCCAATCCAATGCCATTGACAAAGCCATAAATCTTGGCACCTCTAGATCGAGCTCGATCCTCACTTTCTAGTATCAAACACCCGGCACCTTCCCCTAACACAAATCCATTTCGACTTTGGTCAAACGGTCTACTGTGTTCTTGTGTAAGTGCATGAAACTGTTGAAACCACCATACATGCGCAGGATCTACTACAGTATCGCTACCGCCTACTATAACGTAATCATACTCATCGACTAATCTGCAAGCATAGTCTAAACTGTTTAGAAACGTAGAACAACTAGTGTTCATACTCACACTCGGGCCAGTAATTCCATAATGTTGTGCTATATGTCCGGCTAGATAGTCTAATTGAATTTCAAGCATGTGCCTTGGGGAAAATTTATTTTTGCCAGACTCAAGTGCATTAATATAATCAATTCGAAACAAGCTATTAGCACCTAGGGTATTATAGATTACTGCTACATTCTTTTGTGGTTCAAGTCTAGCACTGTTTAACGCTTGATCTACAGAGCTTATAGCGGCACGAATATATAAAGAAGTCTGATCCTCTGATGGTAGATGTAATTCTGCGGCTATTCTAACTTTGATATTTTTATATTTTTCAAAATCAATCTTAGTTATAGGGCCAATGGGATCAGTATCGTTTAACAAATTTTCAAAACAAGTTTCGTAGTTGTTGCCTAGTGCGTCAACGATACCTACACCGGTGATAGCAACTCTCTTCATACGGCCATCTCGCGATCAAACCGACCTGATGCTATATAATCAAATAGTTCTGGTTGAAATCTTATGCTTAATGCAATACGCACACGGTCATGATTGACCACTGGTGCGTGTGGAACATATACATTGATCCAATGAGGTATAGTACTATCACAACGTCCAATTTCTCTAGCAGTTTCGTTGTTGACTGCCAGTGCGTGACTGACATATACATTTTCGCCCAGTGTGCCGCTCATTGTTTCCTTTGGCAATATTTCTGCTTCATAAAATGCTGTGTAAGAATCTTCGCAGTTGGCCACTGGAAAATTTAGAGCAATATTTCGAGCCTTCCAACGAGCAAAATCTCTATGAATAGCATATTTTTTATTTGGCTTGACAAGTATAAGAGCATCTTCGGCCATGCGGTCCTCAAGATCCCAGCTTTGAATTAATTTAATAATATTGGGGCAATTTTTTCTAAGATCATCATGAGAAACTGGAATAAAATGTGTGTCATAGAATTTATCAAGATCGGGCATTAGATCTTGTTTAAGACGTGACAAGTCTTCACGATAGTCTTCTATGTTGACCTTTGCTGGTCTATACAACCACTCTACTTGTTTTCTCATTGTTTTACCTTTATTTTACTACCCAACCTAGTTTTAGTAAATCCGTACGGATTTCATCTGTCACAGTTGATTCTGTCACATACTGAGTTTCTTCATAGTATGTGCTGGGGACTTGATCGTAGTTACCAAACCCGCCCATGCCTGAACAATAGTATTCCATGTAATCTTCACCACAATTGCGCAAAGTAGCCACAACACCACCTGCTGCCCGCCATGAGCAATTCCAGATATTGTCAATCAGCACCTCCCAGGTATTTTGCTTTTGAAAATCATTGTTGCACATAGCCGCATACAAGTTCTGAGCATAGGATTTTGATGATTGCACTTTGTTGCGAAACCATTCCGAGTTCATCATGTCAGTTTGTAGACTAAAATCGTGTGCCATAATATAACATTGTACAAGAACTTTTGGATTTTGTCAAGGCTTGTAGAGAGAAATCTACTTACGGCTGGCGTTCTACATGTAACACAGTAGTAAAAGGGTTGTGCCCTAAGCGTCATTTTGAAAGCCGACGTCGGTGAATCCGGCGTTGCAGGAGTATTTAGTATTGTTTATTAGATTCGGTAGAGAAAGTTAAACGTTACTTTAAGCAAGAGGTGTTAGTTTTAAACAGCAATAATTGGTAATACCAAGCAGGATTCAGCCATTTCCAAAACGTTGGACCATGATAGCACTCATCATAGTTTTCGTGATGGTGAATGTGCCATGACCCACTACCAAAGATAGGCAAGTACCAATTATGGTCTTTTGATTTTATTTTTCCATGAAATACTTGATCATGCGTAAAAAACACAATTACTAACAACCAAGGAAAGTATATACACATTACAAAAAACCATTCCAGCGGCAATGTCAAAAACATAATACTAACATACAACCAATATATTTTTTGAGAATGCTTGTCGAGCATTTTAACCCAGATATTATTTTCTAACATAGCATTTTGTACAGGAATGATATTTTGTTCAACTGGTCTTTGTAAACTTAAAATATATCTCCAAATTGGTATATTTTTCATTTTTTGTTGTGCTGGATCTAACTCAACGTTTTTCCAATGCCGATGATGCATGACATGAAAATCTCTTTTGGCTTGTACATTATTTTCTTGCGAGTAAAAAAGTAACAAACATAATAAATCAATCCATTTATTTTTTGGTCGTATATATTCATGAGAAACATATTCATGCGTGATCAATTGCATCAGTGGCATGTATAAAAGAAAAACGCATACACTATACAAAAAATATTTTATGTCAATAAAAAATATTGAACACAATACAAGTAAATGTAAGACCCAAATTTTAAAATAAAAATAACCGTAAATTCTATAGATGTTTTTTAGATAATCAATCATAAAATTATTTATTACTGTATGCTACATGCTGTTTATTGTCAACCATAAAATAGCTCAATAAATATTGTCATGAATTTACTAATCAGTGGATGCAGTTTTACACATTGGCCCAAAGCTCCAGGAAGTACAATCAATATTTGTTGGCCTTCTGCTTTGCAAAAACTCAACAGCAATTTTAATATTACCAATCTGGCCGAACCCGGTGCCGGCAATCAGTACATTGCCAACAGCGTGGTCAATGCTGTGTTAACCAATCCAAATCATTATGACATGGTATTGGTCATGTGGTCTGGTGTATCTCGATTGGATTTTTTAACTGATTTAACCGATCCGGCTTGGCATCAATTGTTTGATAGCTATGGGTTTTATCGCCGTCTCGAACAGTGCCCTAACAAACTTGGCTATATTTTTTCTGGAGGTCAACTTGGGCCGTGGACAGAACACTCGGCGGCCAAACGTATGTTTGCTGAACAATACAAAGTGAGTGATCATACCAGTTTGGGCTATATCAATTTGATAGAAATTATAAAAACTCAAGAATTTTTAAAAAGTCAAAACATACCTTATCGATTCATGAGCTATGTTAACTATTGGACCACTGGAGAACATATCAGCCCCAATGGGGATTTTGGAGTAATGGGGTATCCAGAACTTAGACCATTGATTGATAGCATAGATTTTTCACCGTGGATTTTTCACCGTGATCGAGAATGCATTTACGATCTAGCAAAAGCGGCAGACGATTATCATGGAGATCAATTTCACCCCGGCATTACAACTCATCAACAGTGGGCTGATCTTGTGTACCAACAAATAACTTGTTGATCTGTTGCTGAACACGATCTATGCTGTACATAGTCCAATCGGTGTTCATTATCAGACTATAATTGTGTTCTAAAATATCATATATTTGGTTGTATATTGTTTGTTGATCCTGCGTGCATAACCAACGTACTTGTTCAAATGCTGCCGAATAACGAGCAGTGTCATCCTGGATTAAATCATAACTTTCGTCAATAATTCCGTCAAATGTCTTAAATCCCAGAGCTCTTAGATTGTGTAAAAACTTATATCCACTGAACACTATGAATAATCTTTTGTATATCATTGGTTTGGCAGTTTTTTCACTGAAAAAACTAAGAGTATTATCGTGGTCTGTTTCTGCTACAATACTATAAGCAGTATCATTGAATACCGCAGTTGGAATCACTTGACTCAAATGACATAGATGACCATGAAACTTAACATAGCCCATAGTTCCTGGTCCAGATTCGATCATTTCTGTATTGGGTTCCCAGATAAAATAATCTTTGGCATAAAAAACATTGTCATCCCAGTTACCGCCATAGGTCAGTATAAATTTATTGTCAAGCCCATGTTGTTTGACAGCATTGGCTACAAAATCTCTGTGAGGTTTTGGTGATCCCAACAACGCATCAAAGTATCGAGGTTTGGTTTGATAAGGACGATATTGTTCAATTACAGGTATTACCTCTGGATCTTTGTAAACAGTTGTAGTGGTTTTAAACCAGTCTCCCCAAAATATGATATTGCTCTGAATATTAGGTCGATCATTGACCGCACCTGGCTGAAGCCAATACACATTGGGTCTATGACATTGATCCCAAATAGTCCAATGATAATGATGTAGTTCACTTTCTAAAGTAAACACTAAATTGCTGGCATTGCTCAATCTAATAATTTTTTCTTCAAAGCCTTGGTAAGCTGCACAATTTTCATCTAACCAATCGCAATGCAATCTATGAGTGGTAATTGCTATTTTATAATCAGCTGATTGATCAATGTATTCTTTTTCGCTGTGTACAATTTTGTATTTTTGAGGAAATTGTAGTCTTGGGACCCACTCAAGATCTTGTATCTGACTGTCTGTATAAATTAATATCATTTGTAATTCTCTAAAAACTTATTTAAGTTACCGTATAATCTTGCCAACATAGCTTCTCTTGATCCAAACATCACAATCGTTACCGGAAGTTTTTTCTTTACTACTATATAATAAGGCATTTGCAGTTGACGATCCAGCTGTAACAACATTTGACGATCAAATTTTTCTAAGTCTATTTCCATATTGTAACTTTCGATATCCAACATATTTTTGAGTACAAAATATCCTATGTCTGTCAATCTAAGTCCGCCATTGCTACGAATATTGTACCACCACAACTTCATGCCACGGTCCGCAGTTTCTTCATGCCCATCGGGCAAGGCTGCAATCAAAGTTTCAACAAGTTTGAATTTGTCACGCACATCAAGGATAGATTCGGTCACCGGCCTTCAACAACACCACCGAGAATTTATCAGTTTTGAATTGTGTGTTGAGTTTTTTAGCTAAGTTAATAGCGTGTCCGGGATTTGAAAAACTTACTTTTTTGTATTTTGGCCCAGGGTATTGAACCAACATGTTGGAAGTTTTTAAGTTGATGGGTTTTGAGTCATAGAACACTGCCCAGATACCGTCGCTGCCTAGTACCTGTTCAGTTTTGTAAGTGCTTTTGTTGGTTTGTTCAACCAGCACATTGGGTTTTGGTCTACTCATCGTAATACTCCTATATTTTATTTATGCCAAAATATAGGTACTTTTAGAATGCGCCACCGTCCATGTTTACAGTAACAATCTCTTCTTGAGGTTGTACTATTGCTTGTTCACGTAAAGCCTGAAGCTCGATCAAAAGTCTAGTTAGATCTGCGTGTAAGGCCCGAGCATCAGTCATGCTCATTGTAAAGTCTTTTAATCCGCGACTTTCGTTGCCTTGCACACGGTCTACAAATCGTTGTAAGTGTACACTCATTCGTGTGACATCCTGGTAAATGGCTCAAGGTCAGGTGGTGTCCATCCTTCGGGTTTGAGAACTTTGCCATCTTCACGTTTACGAACCTTGCCAGTTTCCGGATCAATTTTGGCAAAGTTGGTGCGCATGACTTCGTTCCAGGCCGCTTCTCCATTGGCACCAAGACTGTGTATAGCACCAATTGTGACAACCAAGATATCAATCAATGCATCAAGATCGTCAACAATGTTGTCTGACTCACACAGTTCGTCAAACTCTTCCTTGATTAAATTACAGTACAGTTGATATTGTTCTTTGTTTAGACCACCGGTGCTTTGATCGCAAGCGTTCATAAAATTATATTGATCCTGGAATGGATTTCCTGTTGGTGTTAGTTTAGACACTTAACTGTTTCTCCGCCGATTCTTTAGAATGAAATGGACCATGGAACGCATAACGTTCTAGGGCAATTAGTTTAGGATCTTGAATGGTACGCCATTTACGACCACGCTTGATTGTGTACCATCCGGCTGCAAACCATGATTTAGATTTTTTGGTTTTGGTGTACAACGGCAATTGATGAGGAACGTCCCATACAGGATTATGTACACGACCAGCGGCTGGATAACCATGCACTAGATGTGCATCTGGCTTGATAACTTTGGCACTGGTTTCAAAGTGAATATTGGCACGCTGAGCCGCCATGCGAATACTGCGATACTGTTCAACTTGATTGTTGATAACCACTTGATATCCACCGGCTGTGGCTTCAATGTTACCAACTTTCTCATTGTCTTTTTGTAATATCCAAAACTTTTTGTCTATCACAGGTTTAGCTATGATCATTTAATACTCCTTTGTATGTCTCGTTCATCCACTTACCAAACGAGTCTGCACTTTCGCTACACTTGATCAAATCATATTTGCCGCAAAACTGCATAAATCTTACACCCACTTGACCCACGTCTTTTTCTGACCGCTGTTCACAAATACAAGCATCAACACGATCTTTGACTTCTTGCGGCTGTGATGTTAAGTCAATTAGTGATACGTTACGATTGTAGTCATCTAACACACGATGTTCTTGACCATTGTGATCAGTCCATCGTTGTAACATCATGTTGTTCCAGTTGTAACCTTGTTTGTCTTTGTCTTCAAATGCTTCTTGAAGTCCTACCTTGTTTTTGGTGCCTTTGGTTCTTACACCGGGAAAAGCACTAAAAACATTGTCGCTAGTATCGCCCCGCATGCACTTTTCAAATAAAAGCCATTTAGGATCTGGAATAGTTTTTGGTTCTTGTTTTTTCTTGTCAATTACTGGTTTTCCTTTGGCATCAAAATAACCTTCTAGTGTAATATGCTCGTCGCTAATTCCGTTGTATTGTGTAACATTGGGAGCAATTAATTGTACAAAGTCAGTGTCGCTCGAAATAATAATGTGTTCATCTTGGGGGTGTAATGCGATCCAACGAGCAATGATATCGTCACCTTCTGCTGTTGGACATTGAATTACTGAGCAATTGGTTCTCTCAGCCAAGTATTTAGTCAACGCATCGTATGTTTCCCAGAACATTTTATCTTCGTCCTGTTCTGCTTCGGTAAGTGCAGCACGAGCCACAGCACGATTCTTTTTGTAAGGATCATAGAAGTCTTTGCGCCAACTACGTCCTTCAAGGGCAAATACCACATGATCTGCTTTAAATCTTTGTGCTACTTTGTTGGCACTCATCAAGGTAACATGCAATGCAAATCCAATCTTTTCCCATGTGTCGCTGGCCCGAAATGCACCATGCCGAGCACGGAAGAACATGTTTGCTGTGTCAATCAGCACATAACGCATAAGAAGCCTTAAATTAATTTGTTGTTGATAATGTATTGTAACACAAAACGGTGAAAATAGCTATGGCCATCCTTGCCAAAATGCCATGAATTGGGTGCCACGGTTTGAATACCTTGATCCTGAATTAGATAATTAAATGTCCGTTTTGGACTGTATGGGTCAATATAACTAGTACCCCAATCATAACGTTCCTTTAATGGACCAAAATCGTTGTTGCCGTTAAAGAAGATATGTTTAACATCTTGGCTTTCTAATTCTTCATGAAATGCCCAAATATCTTTGTGCGCTTGTAGAGTTTTTGCTTGCCAATCTATATTGGCCACAAATTCTTTGTATTGATCTTGTAATTCTTCTGGCACACAATCAATGCCCGATCCATTGACTTGGTAATACATCTCATTGTGCAACCACTCTTCTCGTTCCCAGGTTGACCATTGTATAACGACCAACAAGTCGTGGTCGTATCCTTGTGTTTCTAACCATTCACGAGTAGTGCGGATAATTCTAGTGTTAGAGCTGGCACTTTCTGCCCCACAATGAAAGCTGGCTCTCAAAGTATCTGCTAATAATCTTCCCCAACTTACTGCAAGATTAGCTGGATGTGGAGCTCGGCCCATGTAAAAGAGGTTGCTGTCATCCATGGCGAATGCATGATTGTTTACTGCTTCAGCTGCCGCGGTGTGGCTATCACCGTTTACGTATAATATCACGATACTTCTGTGCGTCCACCACCAATGTTACGAGTTTGTACAACTCTACTGGCATCGGGATTCATTGCTTGCTCTTGTTCCCAAGTTTCCATAACAACATGGCGACAGATGTTTTGAAACCAACGATCTACAATTTCGGCGTCAGTGTCATTGGGTTTGCCTTGGTAGCCAGCACGTACCAAGTTAGCAACAAACTTATCATTCCAGTCTAGTTCAAATGCACCTTGGTGCAAATTTTCTGGATCAATGTCCATACTTAATATACCAACCCAAGGCTCATCTTTTTCTGTAGCCAGTTCTTTTTCTGTTTTTTTAATCTTTGGTGCAGACTTTGGCTCTGACACCTTGACAGGTTTTTTCTTTTTAAATATATCAAATAATCCCATTACATTCCTTATTTTTTAAACACTGGTATAGGCAACATCTTGTGTAAGTTTCTAGCACGAATCTTACGATATTGATACAAGGTCATTGCTTCAGCGTCATTGGTGGGCACTGTGTTAGACTCATCCAATACCATGGCAACTTCTAATTCTGCATAGGTCAACCCGCCTAGTTGATCTTGATCCACTCTGCCGTCCGCCCACAAACCATCTGTAGGAGGAGCATCAATGATGCGTTGATCTACCCCTAGTTCACTTCCTAACTGCCATACTTCTGTTTTCAACAAGTCAGCAATGGGACTGATATCCACACCACCATCACCGTACTTGGTAAAAAATCCCACACCAAAGTCCTCAACTCGATTGCCTGTGCCAACCACAATACCATTGCAACTTTGTGCTATCTGATACAGAGCCATCATACGCAATCTTGATCTACTGTTGGCAAAGGCCAATTCGCTACTATAATTGCCCATGATTTCTTCAAAGTGATCAAAGGTCGACGTCAAGTTCACAATCTCTGTGCGAACATTGGCAAACTTGTTGCCTAACCAAAAACAATGATCCAAACTGAGATTGTGTAGTTCTTCTCGTTGACGAATAGGCAATGATACTGCAATTGTGTGTATACCTGTTCGAGCACACAATGTACTTACCACAGCACTGTCTATGCCTCCGCTGACACCTACTACCAAACTTTTGATACCAGCTGAGTCTGCATAGTTTTTGATCCATTGAATGATACGATTTGCCAGCGTTGCTTGTTCTCTATCTTCTGTTGTAAATGTTGTCATTATTTGCCCCATTTTATTACTAGGTTGTATCCAGCCTGTATAATTTTATTATCTTGCCCATCCATTACCCCAAATAGAACAATGGAGTCGTGGGCTTAATAACCAGCCTTTGTTTACACAAATGTCAGCAACTCTGCGTAAATTATTTTCGTAAGTGTACTGTATACCACCTTGTGGCATGAGATAAATCTGTCCTGTAAACCCACCAGCACGGAAAGCATCTGCGGCCTTGACTGCTTCTATGATATGCTCATCTGTTTCCACAACAAATTTAAGATATGTGTGTCCAATTTCTTGATAGCTTCGAACAATGTCTGGACAGATAGCATCTTCCCAACGTTCACCCGATGCTGAAAGTTTGGCACTGAC